AGCTGAATAAGAGCATAACCAGCAGCAGGATTTGGGTTCGGATATCCGCCCGCTCCTAATCCTTGATAAGTAACTGACCCAGTTGTTGCTCCACCAGTTGTGGCAGCTGAGATTGTAATTGCACTTGAGCTTACGATTGACGCAATCTTTGCACCAACAGGAATTCCAGATCCTTGAACCGGCATTCCAACAACGAGAGTTGCAGTTCCAGAGGCGATACCCGTCAGGTTCACGCTGTTATTATATGTTGCAGTGAATGCTGCAGATGTATTCATGAATACGTTCTTAACTCCAGAGCCCTTTAGACTCCGAATGCCAAGACCGTTCCCATTTGTAGCATCAACAGTGAAATTGCAATCGATGAGAACAGGTTGGACGTTAAAGTCGTAGAAACGACCGCCGTTATTACCAAGACGATTAGCCATGAGAACCCTTAATGCGCTTCAAGTTATGCTGCCAGATTGTGAAGCGCTTCTAGTCTGGTCAGACGAGGATGGGTCCTCATATATGTTTTAAACGTTAAAAAGCCCGGGCGTTTTAAGCCCGAGCCTTAGATTTTATTACTGGGGAAGCGATACAATCGCATTGGCTGCCGGCGCGTTACAAGTCAGGTTGTTGTACGAAACCAACTGACATTGCACAGCATCTTGACCCGGTACTGGAATACCGATTTGGTCATAAGCTCCCGGCCATGTCAGGAACTGAGTCAACTTACCAAGCGAACGAAGTTTCCACGTTTTGCTTGTGATGATGAACGCAGTCTGCGGCGGGCAGTTACGATCCTGAATGATGTTGATCTCGCCAGTACCAGTTGGGAGAACAAGCGACTTAAAGCTAATCGAGACTTCCTCGTTAATCTTAGCCTTAACCATTTGATACACACCTTGCGAAGTCAGCTGTTTCACGAGCGACTGATAAGATGTCGGATTCATGAAGATGAAATCCGGCGTACCAGCAGGAGTTGCTTGCGCATTCAATTGGTTAACCGAGTCGATCAATGCATCTTGAATCGATTCGCCCGAACCTACGAAGCGGTATCCAGCAAGAGTCGAGGGGAGAACCGAACGATTCACATTAAAGAAGCTATCCGATCCGCCCGGAGCTGTTTGCGGAATCCATGCGCCGAAGCCTGCCATCTTGAGCATATTTGCCGATGACAAACCATTCGAAATGAAGTTCGTATCACCGTATACACCGAGATATGGGAACGAAGTAGACCAGTTAGTCGGAGTTCCAGCCGCTCCACCTGCAGTAGCAGAAACAGTAACCGTACCTGCACCTGTATCAACAGCGATTACATAACCAAGAGCAGCTGCAGTTGATTGCGTTGGCGTCAAACCACTCACAGACCACGAAGCTAAGATCATTCCAGGCTGGAAGAACATTGCAGTACCAGCGTTATCAAGCGTGATCACACCGGCATTAATAGCGCCAGCTCCCAATCCATAAGTACCACGAGTTCCCGATCCATCGCCGAAAAGATCATGTGCCAAATCGTTACCAAGTACTGCAAATGCAGCTTTAACGTTGGTATCCATACCGGGCATGAACGCGCCAATAGACTCAGCAGATGCGCGCAAGAATTCACCAGTGATAGTGAAGAGCGAGTAGTTGTTGACCTTAGTAACTTGGAATTCAGGAGTAAGCGGAGCCGATTGCGACGTTTGTGCCAATCCGAAATTGGCAGAACGACCGCCACCACCTGCTGCGAGAACAGGTACAGTAAAGTATTTACCGCCGATACCGAGTGGAGTCTCGTCCTTCTCAATAATGGCAAGTGCGGGGTTATTATTCAGAATCAGGGTTTTCATGACCCACGCATCGTCTGAATACAATTCCTTCAGCGTACCGAAGTTTGTTTGTGTACTTGAAAACTGACTGGCTGCTGGTACTGACATATTTTATCTCATTCCTTGTGATAGTTTTTCTTCATAACGACGACGGGCCTCAGCGTATCGCTCGGTGTCGGTCATCGTATGAAGCGGCTTAAGAGGGCGTTTAATCTCGCCCGTCGAAGCCATGTTATTAGTCAACGTCTTCATTCCAGGTTTGAGAGGAGGAAGTTCCTTCTTCTCAACGACTGGGTCCTGTTTCACTTCTTCTTGAATCAAAGACGCCCATTCCTTTGCGCGTGCCTTGAGTTCATCTTCCACAGCCTTGGCTGCTGCCTCTGGAGAAAGCTCGATCTCTTCTTCTTCCCAAGTATCGAGAATAAGTTGAACAACTGCCTCTTCGGCTTTCTTGGTTTTGATTGCTTTGAACGTGTCGTCCTTAGCAATTAAATCCATGACCGCTGTGCGCCGCTGCTGGACTGCTGACTTAAACCGATCTTCTACATCCTTGTGTTGAGCGGCTTTTAGTTCTGCAATCTCTGATCGAACTTTATCCAGTTCCTCTGTTTTCGGGTCTCTTCCGAGTTTCGCTTGAGTAAACTTCTCGTAATCGATCAGCTTCTCAGCTTCGGAATAATCCCCGGCCGCGATTTTCTCCTTGAGTGCCTTTAATTCGGCATACTCTTGGCGCTCTTTTGCGATAGCTAATTCACTAGCTTTCAGAGCCTTTTGGTCTTGCCTTAGCTTTTGTTCTTTACGAGCAAGAGCTGCAAGCTGCGGTGATAATGGTAGCGATGCGCCGCTTGTTACAGGTTCGTCCGTAACCACTTCATTAATGTTTGTAGCGTTATTTTTTGGCAGTTCTTGAACGGGTTTGCCCTGAAGTTTAGCAATAGCATTAGCGAGTCTAGTGTCTGCCGAAGAGAATGAATTTAACTGCATCTCTTCTCGGTTAATGCCGGGTGATAGATTCGATGGTTGAGCATTAGGTTCTGCAAGCGTGGCTAATTCATAAGCCATATGTAACTCCTTGTTATGATTAAACTTGTACTTGTGATGTCGGTGCTAATGATGGATTTGGCGGAACAACCTGGAGACCAGCGCTTTGAGGAGATTGTTGGGCTTGTGCGGGTTGACCCTGCGGTTGTTGTGCGGCCTGAGCGGCTGCCTGCATTTGCATCTGTTGATCTTGTGCTTCTTGCTGCACTTGATCTTTGATGTTCTGTACTTGAACAATCCAGTCTCTTAAGAGCTGCATTTTCTCTGGCTCAAGGTTCGTCGGGGCATAGAGATTGATATAGTTTGTGCAATAAGTAGTCATCATGTCGGTTGGATCCAGCATGAATCTGTCAGGAACTATCTTTTCCCAATTCTTGTCGCCATTCTCAATAATATCATCCAAGCAATAGAAGATGCGTTCCTCTAAAGCTAGAGCTAAACGGTCCGATTGTTCGAGGTCTGGGAAGTTAGATAAGCGTCTGAATTCGAGAAGTGAAATCTCTCCAGCTGCTAGTTTTTCAGACAGCTGCTGTTGTCGATCTGCTGGATCTTTAGACAGAGCAGACTCTTCGTAGCATTGTATAATGTAAGTATTTTTAAGTTTCTTGATCTGCTTAAAGTCTACTTCTCTCGTCCCGTCTTTAGACGGGTAGACTGTCGTATACTTGCCTGTTTTTTCAACAATATCAGAAGCCGTATCAACAATGTGATAACCAATCTCAGTGAAGACATCCTGATAACGCTGCTCCTGTGTAGCAAACCTTGCAGACTGTAAATCATTAGCCTCACGAATCGCCTCTCCGCTATTGAGACCTGGACTCTTCTTGGCTTGTGAAGCCATTTCTGCAACGCCCGACATATCCGCGCCAAGCTTAATCAGCCATTGAATCCATTCATAGAACTCAGGAGTGTTGGCTTGCCAGTTAAGGATCTGCGGAGGCGTAGGTCCACGACCTTTAATGATCGTACCAATGCGGTTATTGAACGACGTTTCCATGATCTCAGCCATCTCATCGATATAGATGCGAGGCACAGCCATGAGCTCTAAGCTTTGAGATGCAACGATCAAAGAACGATAGATCTCCATCTGAATCGGCATCAAGATCTCAGCTAGACCTTGAGACCAGGTCGTTACCATGTTCGGATTGTAGCCCCATTTAACGAATGGGAACTTTGCTCTAGTCCAAGGCTCATCAAGAAGCACTCCATCATCACATACAATGACGTGACGCCCGTCTTTAGCATCTGGAGCAGACGGCAAATGCCATGCTTCACAAGTGATGATGTTATCGGAGATAGTTTCTGTACTCTTTGGCGTACTATCTACAGATCCAGACTGAGCATTGGCGACAGCATCTTGATTCTTTGGGAATTCTTCGAATGCCACAGACCTAGGCATCATCTTAAGCTGCATTAGCTGACGATTGAATCCGTAATACCCATCTAGGAAATCGACTAGAAGCTCTGTCGCAAGAGTTCGTTCAATATGAACTTTGTCATGGCGAGGGCATATCTTTAAGAACCCGTCACCGATAACCGTTCCATCTTTAACCATGATGGCGGCTTTTTCATATGCTTTAGTTCTGAAAATCTCCCCTTGAATGAAGGCGTTAGCCTCTTTAGCAAGGATGCGTTGTTTGTAATCACCGTTGTCAGTGAGGAAGGTAGGCTTTGGTTTGTTCTGAGTGATTAGAGATACAAAAGTTTCACAGTTCGCATGAACAATGTTGGCCGTTGGGCGACCGATAGGCATTTGATTGGATGAATCGAGAGTCGCATTAGACGACATGAAGTTATAAAGAGGCTTGCCGCAATCAAGGCGCGTGTAGATCGATGCTTGGCGAATACGAACTGCGTTTGTTCGCTTTAAGAATTCACATGTAGAAAGAACTTGCTGGAGAAGATCTTTCTCAGTTTGAGCATTCCACCAAGTGTAAGACGTTTCAGGCAACTTCTTCTTGGTATATGCCTCCACGACCTTTTCAGTAGGCCGCATGGTCATTTCAATATCTTCTTTGCTATAAGCCAAAGTTAAGCCTCATCCTCTTTAGGAATTGGGAACAATCTCTCTACGAGATCTTCGTCTTTCATCGCAAAGACAGTCCGCATTTCATGAACGACACCAGGAATCTCTTTGTCTGAATCAATCGGTGGCTTCTCAAGAGTCGATGGAACAAGCTTAGGCCCTTGTGGTCTAGGTGCTGGACCTAGTGTAAGTTCCAAATCACCATGCTTAAAATGTGTAACTCCCTGCTCGCGAAGAGCAGCAATGAGTTCAACAACATCCTTCGGATTCATTACAGATCCATTGCGTCGAGCATGCGCTTAAGACGACTCATGCGCTTCATCTCATCTGTTGTTTCGCCCATTGTCTCGGCGTCGTGCTCTGACTCCGCGTCTGCAGTGTCTTCAGCATTAATACGATGAGGAGAATCAAGTGCGTTCTCCATGCGGGCTTCCATATCCATTTGCATATGGTCATTAGGATTAAAATCGACGAGCGCATCGGTATCGACCAACTCTGGATCAGCTTCCTGCATCTTCTTTTTCTTCATTCGAATAGAAGCAGAGAGTTTCTTGGCATCGAGAATCACGGTTAATCCTCCTTAGGGGACATTTTTGTCAGAAAATCAGCCATCAACACATGCATTGAATCTCTGAAGCCTTCGTGGTCATTGGCATTGATTGCGGCCATTGCTTCACGGGCACATTGATCCATCATGCCTTCATGTTCGTCTTGATCTGGCTTGTCTTGAACTTCGCCTGGCTCATTCGGCATCTTCGCCCTCCCAATCAAATTGATGTGATAGGAATGCTTCCAAAGATGAACGGAATAGCCCATGGTCACCGTCTTTTGCGGCCTTCATAAGCTCTTCGATAGTCTTATGCTCAAGCTCTTCGTCACCAGATAGACCGACCATTCGATCAGGCATCGGCTCTTGAGTTCGTGGAGTTTTTCGTTTCTTAAGAAATGGAAGCATCATTCATAGATGAATGGCGCGTTAGTCTAGGTTTGTAAGTATTAGTGATGACTGGGAATCTGCCGGAGATGGACTCGAACCACCGATATTCGCCGTAACAGGGCGACGTTGTACCAACTCAACTATCCGGCAACAATTATTTCTTCTTTTCTTTATTCCATTTGATTGGTCTTGGCCAGAAGTAGATCTCATCCAAGAATGTTACATCGCGAACGTTGATCTCCTCAGGAGATTTTGGAAGCCATGCAAGCAATCCCGTCATCTTAGCTTCTGGTTCGCATTTATGATTGTGTTGTTCACTAAAACTCCGACAGCCATAACCACAAAATGGACATCTATGACTCATTCAATGTCTGTCGTCCGTACTATTCTCATCTTTACTCAATTGATCAGCAAGATCTATCAACGCATCGATCAATATCCCATATGTGATTACTTCTTTGGACTCAAGTTCGAGATAAGCTGTTTTGCTATCCTTGCTCATTCTAACTTTAAAGAGAACCTCATCTTCATTCACCAGCGGTTCCAGTCAGGCGTCATATCTGAACCAACATTCCAATCCAATAGATCCTTAGACTTCTTATCCTTCTGTTCCCTATTTAAGCGATCCATAGTTCCACGTTCAAACTCTTTCGCTTGCCAATCCGAATAACCAGGCGTGCCCGGTCTCGGGGTTTCCACTGGTGGCTTGTAATAGTAAGCTGGAGATTCTTTGAAAGGATATAAAACCGAATCAACAGCATCAGAGTGTCCTTTGATTACTATTTTGTCTGGCGTGGACTTATCAAGATCTCGCTCCAAGAGATTACAATCCTGAGCAAACCTTGAATCCTTACGAGCCTTAAATCGTCCAGTCCTTAAAGCATTGTTTAAGATTTTGAGGTTGGCAACTTTTTCTGTCTTTTCTGCCGACTCGAATGGGAGTGGGTATCTTGCCCTGAGCGACTCGATGAGCTTTTTCCCACCGCCACCGGGATCGGCTTTGACTTTATGGAAGTGGTATTTGGCGTGGAGCTCTTCGAAGTTTTTGACCATTTGTTCATAGGTTTGTTTCTCTTTGATTACTTCTTCAACCAAATAAGTATCTGGTGAAACATCAGTCCACCCCAGAACACTAAAAGAATCAGCATCGTTATAGCCGAAATCCATACCAAGAATATACTTCCAAGATCCTTTAGGCAGCGTCTCATAATGATTTTTACCCGCATCGTATTGAAGGATTAAGGATTGGGAGTCGAGGACCCATCGACCAAAGCACTCTCTTTGTATGCTTGGGTCATCGACTGTAACGCCTTTTCGATCCATGTCCTGCTGGATAAGTTGGGAAACTGTGAGCCCAGACTTTCGCTCAATCCAAGGATTGTTGTGGAGGGTCCAAGCATGATGTGCCCATTGGGAGCTTTTGCTACAATCATGAAAGTATCCGGAGGGAATTGGTCCAGGAGTTCCAATAAGCCGGCACCGTCCATTTGTATCGTAGAGTCGTTTGACGAGAACATCTTCAACGAGTTCTTTGAGATGCGATCTAAAAGCCTGGCTCTCATCAATGTAAACCAATGCAACATTTGATAACCCTCTGAGTTTCTCTGTTTCTGCCTCAGTATTCGCACCTGAGCAATAGATTACAGATCCATTTGGAAACTTAATCGCTAGCTCTACTTCATTGAACGAACACTCAATCTTAAATTCTCTTACAATCTTATGAAGCTCAGGCCAAACGATGCGCTTAGCGCTAGACCTAGCCAGAGTAATGTACAAGCCAGTAGTGCCAGGCATCGAAAGAGCAGTATCAATAAGGTCGGCCGCGCATGCGGTAGTCTTGCCAGCACGCACACTACAGACGGCAGTAGCAAAACGAGCAGGATCTCTAACAAAGTCTATTTGCTCCTTGAATAGGAAATTATCGAGGATGAAGTTAGGACTCGCCGTTATCCTTATCGCTTCCTGGACCAATTCGTTTAGATGAATCTCCAACTTCACGCTCCATCATCTTTACTGCTTCTCTCATCGTTTCAAGCTTCTGCTCTGCAGTCATGTCATCCAGAGGATTCTGTTTAGTCTGCTCAACTGATTTAAGCTTTGGATAACAATAGCTCGAGATATCCTTAACCATATCGGCCGCAATCTTCAGATATTTATCGGCCTTATCTTCAACCGGAAATGGATCGCCAGCTTTGATCTTATTGGCAATCAATTGGTCGTATATAACGGCATAGTTGTCATATGTCTTCTTTGCCTCTTTATAGATCTCTAGCATGGCCATGGCAGGATCGAAGCCTTCTCGCTCTAAAGTCGCTCTAAACTCAATTGTGCGCTTATTAACGGCACCCTTAGCGCGACCTGTGGATAGTTTATTCCCAGGCTTGAACATAGTTATTCAATTGTTTCTTTGACGGTCCAGCGTCATACAGACCAAGAGTAGGCTGTGCCGCCGAATACTTTCCCGTTCTGGACAACAATAACCCCCATTGGAGTTAAGTACATCTCGTCAGGGACTCTAAGTTTATTGGTCGAGGCCATATTGAATTCATATTCAGCATTGGCATAACCAGAGGTGAGTGCTGGATCGAATTTAGCTACCTTAATTGGGAAACCAGACTTGATAAGCTTCTCGATGTTCTTGGTAGCAATTGCTTTATTATCTTCTGGCTGTTCTTGGTTCGTCAAGTGTGCCTCCTTGGCTTGAATGATTTTCTTTCCTAATTTGGTCATATATCCAGATTCATCGCTCATTTTAATATTTTCACAAAGCAGTGTAGCAATACCTTGTTTGCGATAGTTTTCTTTTACAAATACAAAAGCATCATCAATGGCATAACCCAATAAGAACTCGTCGTCCTCATGGCTGCATGCTATGCGTACTTGGCTATTTTCTATTCTATACAATATCTCTTTATGCATAGATTCAAACCAAGATTTCTTATATCTCTTAGCATCTGGAAATTGTTCTTTATATAGGGCCTTAGCCATCGAATCGATGATGAAGCCTGAGTCTGTGTCTTTATTGAATGGACGGAGCTTTACGATCATACGACTTCACGCTCTAAATCTTTGATGATGTTTCTAATGGTAAGTTGCTTTTTCGCATTTTTCATACGTCTGATTTGCTTTTCTATCTCTGGGCTTGTTAATCCTTCTATATGAAGTTCCCAGATCCGCCTATGGGTGTCATTCTCAAAGTTAAATGTTCTCAGGAGCTTCTCGGCCTTGTGATTATATTCGTACTTGTCCTCGAATTCATGATCAGTCAAATGCTTGAATATATGCCCATGCCATGATTTTAGAGGCGGTTCTGCATAGCGGTGATCTTCAATGTCTGAAAATGATTTACTCAATTTCTTATACCATTTCGACCGAAGATCTCTGCAATGAGAACAGCTTTCATTAAATATCGAATGATTGCATTTCACATGAGAAATTAAATCAATGCTCCGCTGAGTTTGCAACTGGTACCAAGGTCGGTGTTGCGGGTTGACCTTCTGCCATCTTTTCTGCACGTTCTGCTTCGCGTTTGTGTCTGATCTCAGTGGTGTAATCAAATGTCATTTGATTGCTATAAGCCCGACGAAGATAATTTGAGAGAATATCTGGATCGAACTTACATTCATCACGGTCCAGCGAATGAAAATAGTTGATTGCAGCAATAATACTATCCTCGCCCATCGGTACACCAGCTCCATCACAAGCCACGTTAACCATTTTTTCAAATTCTTCTCTCGTAATCGGAAGAGTCGTAAGCATTAAGATTTTTCCTTTTCGGCTTTGTCTTTATTCCATTTAACACAATGATCAAACTCATCTTTGAATTCAGAGAGCTTCATTGTCAATTGATTGAGTTTTGCTCGTTCAATTTCAATTTTGAAATGCTGATCGCCAACCGCTGCGGCCGCGTTCGAATAATCTTGCTCAATAGCTTTTTGATCACGGGGGATCTTGGCTTTTGCTTCCGCAACTACATCTTTGAACTGCTTAATTTTCATTGAGCCCATTTGATTCCTTACAGGTTATTGAGATCGTCTAGGGTGCCATTAAAATAATTCAGATCACAGCTTCCAATTCCTGCGGCCTGTCCATTTTCAGTGTATTGCCATAAGGTCCAGTTCTTCCAAGGAGCAGGTGAAACTGTGGCTGTTACTCCATATCGGGCGAGCCACAATGGTCTTTGAGCTGCTTCAGGCGGGAAGTTCATATCCTGCGTTTCAGCGAAACTTCCATAGAGCAGACATGGTTTGTTTGTGACTTTCTCAACAGCGGCGAAGAATTTCATGCATGCGTCTGCTCCACCATCAATCGATTTATTCACCGACTGTTCCCAATCGAGAGCAAATGCATCAGTTGGATCAAACTGTCCAATGGCATTAGTGAAGTAAGCCGCCTGAATGATCGGATCTTGGTTCATATCCAAAACATGATAAGCGATGCGCTTTAATCCATTCGCCTTGCAATTCGCCCATTCATCTTTGAATTTTGGATCAATGTAATCTAAGGCTTGAGTTACTTTCACTCCGACGAAATGCTGGTTCTGTTTTACCAATTGCCAATTAGAAACGTTTTCCCAATGTGAGATATCTACGCCTTCAATCATTTCCTCATGCCCTCTATTCGTTTAATAAAAGATTTAATTTGAGAGACTTGGGCTTGTGTGCAGTTACCCGAATATGAACAAAGATTTTCTTCTTCTTTTTTCATCTCAGTAAAGTCACTCGATGACATACAGATCATTGGGTTAGAAAGATTGTTCCAATCAGCATTCCACTGAGTATTATCGATAACAGAAGTACTGTTAGATAAAGCATGGAACACAGCCGCGCCAGAAGTCCCGAGGGATCCATAAAAGGTCTTATCCTTTATCTCAACACTACACCCCGTTAAAAGCCCCGAGATTGCGGTAAGCATTAACAAGATTTGTAGTTGCTGCCTGAATGGCACCTTTATCTCCTTGAGCCTGCGCGGCACTGAGGGCGTTTGCAGATGATAAAACTGTAGAGTTCTGCATTTGAGTCTGAAGATCATTTACAACCGTTGCCACAATCTTTGCTGTTTGATTCTCAATGGCTTGCGTTAATGCATCCAGGATTGAATTCGTAAATACATCGACCACGGGGGCCTCAAGTATAGGTACTTGGGCTGTGATATATGTC